TCCGGGTCGCTCTCTGTATTTGAAGTATACAGGAACGCTGGACAGCACCTGCACTATTACAATCGCGCCCAACTCTATTAGCAAAACATGGTATATTGAGAACGGTACAACTGGCTCTCAAAGCATTATCATCTCGCAAGGCTCTGGGGCCAACGTAACAATTCCAACAGGACAAACCAAGATCGTGTACTCAGACGGCGCAGGTTCTGGCGCAGCTATGGCAGAGATTGGTACGTTAGGCGTTACTAATCTGAATGTGTCTGGTGACATTACTGTAGGGGATGACCTTACTGTGACAGACGATATGACTGTTGGTGGAACTCTTGGCGTTACTGGGGTTCTAACAGGTACGTCATTAGATATTAGCGGCAATATAGACATTGATGGCACAACAAACCTTGATGCCGTGGATATTGACGGTGCTGTTCAAATTGATGCAACAGTAAATGTTGGAGTTGATGACACTGGTTATGATGTTAAGTTTTTTGGAGATACTGCCAGTGCATACATGCAGTGGGATGCAAGTGCAGACGATTTAATCCTTGGTGGCGCGGCTGGATTGGTGGTGCCTCAAGATAAATTAACTATCGCGTCAACAGCGGTCACCAGCACTGCGGCTGAACTAAACCAATTAGACGCCATTACTCGCGGCAGCATTTTGTACGGCAATGCTTCTGGCGCAACGGCTAGGTTAGCCAAAGGAGCGGCTGATACTGTTCTTACCTCAGATGGTACGGACATTTCATGGGCTGCTGCTGGTGGCACTTTTATGGGAAATGTTATTGCTGTAACCAGCAGTGGTGAAACCACCATAACTGCTGCTCAATCAGGTTCTTTAATTGTAATTTCAAATGCAGCAGCGACGATAAAATTGCCTACGTCGGCAGCAGGGTTGTTTTATGGTTTGAGAAACACCACTACGACAACTGTTCCAGTTAGAGGTGCTTCTAGTGGAATATATGTAAATTCTCTTTTAGCACCTATTGGTATAGCGGAAACAGATGGTTTTGCTATTATTGTAGGAATTGACAGCACTCATTGGGCTGCTGATTATGGAGTTCAAACTGCAAACGTAGTAACTAGATTTGCAAATACCACTAATTCACAGAGTTATTCTGTCCCCTTAACTATAGATAGCAGTACTACGGCGATATATATTGCTATTATGTCTGGTATTGCCGAAGTAGGGTATGGCAGCAACAATGGTTCATCTTCTGGCGCAACTTATACGAATCCCGGACAGCCGGGATCGGGTTTTGGAGAAACCTTAATAACATCTAACCTTCCAACAACATTAACTGTGGCTGGAAATTATAGATTATCAAGCGCTGCCTCCACTGGATATGGGACTGCGGGGCGCATGACCGTCAATAATAGTGGCGGGACTACAGTAAACATTGTTGCCCAACCTTCTATTGGCTACCTTAGTTACACTGGCAATCCAAACTCGTTTAGTGGTGCCGGGGGAACAGTGACGGGATGCACTTTCAACGCTGCGGGTGGTCAGGGAAGGTCATTCGTTGGGGGAACATCCAACCCTTACTACAACAACAGCAACTGTAGATTTCCCGGAGGTGGAGGGTCAGGATCGACTGCTGGTGTTGGTGGTAGATCGGCAACTGTAGACGCTAACGCTGGCACAATTGTCAGAACAAACGGTGGATCTTGGGCAGTTTCATATTCAGGACAAAACGGAAGACACGCTGGTGGCACTGGTGGTAATGATGGAACAGCAAGCGCAGGGGGGGCGGCTGGTTCTAAGGATAGCAACTCTATTACTATAACACCTTACCTTGGAAAAGAGTTTTATATTCCCCCCGGTGGCGTGAATGCAAAACCAACATCTGAGGGTTACGATAGCGGACTGTACTACGGTTCTGCGGGAAGCAACACCTCACCGCAGGGAGCATCTTTTGGACGAGCGCCATCAGACCTGATTAATATTCAAGGCCCGGGTGATAGACCATTATTTGAGTATGATTATGGGGGTTTAGGGGGCGCTGCTTTTGAGACACTTGGAAATATAATGGCGCAGTGTGTAATAATTCAGTTTAAAGGATAGAAATATGTCTACTGAAAATCTGTATGATACCGTTGTATTGGATTTGTATTCCAGTGGTTTGCCTATGACTAATGACAGGGTGATGGCAGTAACGAAACAACTTCTTGAAGCAACAGATTGGATGGGTCTTTCAGACACTCCCACCATGTCAACCGCTTGGGCAACGTATCGTGCAACTTTAAGAAATCTTGAAAATTCTGCAAATTGGCCCTCTGTACTTCTTAGCGAGTGGCCTCAAAAGGTGGTTGAATGAAACTTTTCCCTCCAGAGTTACTTTACAAAATAAAACTTGTCAGTGATGAGCTGGAGGCCGCAAGGCAAGAAGTGTATCGAACAAACTTTAACAATCCTGAGTTTACCAAGGCAAGCAAAGACATTGTTGACGTAACAGCTTGGGTTAAACAAGTTTACTTTGACAATGCCAAGTATAGATAAGCGCGTCCCGGCGTAGTTTTACAGAGGTGATATATGCCGTTAACAAAGCTACAGTTTAAGCCCGGAATAAACCGAGAAACCACTTCGTATAGTAATGAGGGTGGTTGGTTTGATAGCGACAAGGTTCGTTTTCGTATGGGCTTTCCTGAAAAAATAGGCGGTTGGGTACGTCAGTCTATATATAATTTTCTAGGAACTTGTCGTGCGTTGCATCCTTGGGTAACTTTGTCTGGCGATAAGCTAATTGGTGTCGGTACGTCATTTAAATATTATATTAATGAAGGTGGGTCTTACCACGATATAACTCCTATACGAATTGCTTCTTCTGCTGTTACTTTTGCCGCGGGGGCAGATACATTAAACGGTGCAATAAACAATGTAGCTCAAGATATTATCTTAAATAGCGTGACAGGTTTTCCAACAGGCGGTGGTCTTATTAAGATTGGAACAGAACAAATAAACTATGCGGGGATTACAAGTTCAACACTAACTGGTTGTGTGCGCGGAGTTAATGGAACTACAGCGGCATCTCATTCAAACAGTGCTTCTGTTACTTGTGCAACATTAACTGTGACTGATCCAGACGCAAGCGGCGCAGTGGTGGATGACTTCGTTACATTTTCAGGGGCGGCATCCCTTGGTGGGGTAATTACCGCAACGGTGCTTAACCAAGAGTACCAAGTTACACGGATCATTAACGCTAATATTTTTCAGATTGAGGCTCGATCTGTTGCTACAATACAAGAAATTACTACAACTTCGGGTTTAAACCCCACGTTTGTTTTTGCTAACACCAGTGACAGTGGCAACGGCGGCGCTTCTGCTGTTGGAGATTATCAAATCAACGTTGGTCTAGACACCTCTGTTTTAGGGACGGGTTGGGGAGCCGGCGTTTGGGGTGGTGAAGGTAACGGTGGAACATCCGGAACAACTGGAAATATTACTGGGTGGGGGGATGCTTCAGACTTAACGGTTTCTGGTGATACGATGCGTATCTGGAGTCATGATAATTTTGGCGAAGACTTGTTAATAAATGTTCGGGACGGGGGTATTTATTATTGGAATAAATCTTCAGGATTAAACAACCGCGCTGTTTTACTATCTGGCCTAGCAAACGCGAACAGAACCCCTACTATTGCTAACCAAATCTTAGTGTCGGACAAAGATCGTCACATTATTGCTTTTGGCTGTGATCCGGAAACGAACATTGGAACACAAGACCCGTTGCTTATTCGGTTTAGCAGCCAAGAAAGTTTGACTGATTGGGCGGCTGAAACAACGAACACCGCTGGAGACTTACGTTTGGGTTCAGGTTCTAAGATTATATTGGCTGTTGAAACGCGCCAACAGATCTTGGTTTTTACAGATGTATCCCTTCATGCCATGCAGTTTTTAGGCCCACCGTTTGTGTTTGGAATTAATACTGTTTCTGAAAACATTACCACGGCTAGTCCCATGTGTGCTGTGGCTGTTAACGACAGCGTGTTTTGGATGGGAAGAAATGAATTTTATGTATACTCAGGAGCGGTGGAACGGCTTCCTTGCACCGTTAGAGATTACGTCTTTTCAGACTTTAATGAAGACCAAATTGAAAAAGTTTCTGCGGCCACTAACTCTTCCTTCTCGGAGGTTTGGTGGTTTTACCCTTCTGCAAGCAGCGAAGAAAATGATAGATATGTTGTTTTTAATTACGCGCAACAAATCTGGTACTATGGGGCTCTTAATCGCACTTTTTGGATTGATCGAGGTGTTGATAAAACACCGGTAGCGGCAAGCAGCGACCACTATCTTTACAACCATGAAGTTGGTTTTGACGATGGCAGCACTGTACCAGCATCCGCAATAACCTCTCGTATTGAAAGTAGCCAGATGAGTTTAGGGGACGGAGATCAGTTTGCATTTCTATCTCGAATTATTCCGGACATAACGTTTAGAAACTCTACGACCACCACCCCCGCAGTCACATTTACTTTGGGCGTAAGAAACTTTCCAGGCGGTCAATATTTAAACACAGACGCAAGCAGTATAGGTAAAACCTCTTCCGTTCCTGTTGAGCAATTCACAACAGAAGTCAGGACGCGGTTACGTGGGCGGTCTTTTAACCTAAAGATTGAAAGCACTGAAACGGAAATGGGTTGGAGATTAGGCACACCTCGAGTTGAGGTTAGACCTGATGGTAGGCGCTAATGTCTAGAAACTTAGTTCGTCCGTTTTTTCCAATACCTCCTTCTGAATATAATCAAGAGTACTTTAACGAAGTACTACGGGCATTTTCTGTTTTTCTAGACCAAAGTCAAAACCCCGGTGAAGGTAGAAATACTGCCTTGGTGCTTACAGCATTACCTAATAGTGATCAGGGTTTGGAAACAGGGTCTTTGTTTCAACACAATGGCTTTGTAAAGATAACTATCGCAAGCCAACCAAACTTGTTAGGTGTGCTTGCAACGGGTGCCGTTGGGTCTGTTACTGTAACTGCATAAAGGCGTGGAAAAGAAAACTACGTTCTGTTAGTATGATGTCAAAAGGATTTAAGCCATGGGTCTTATAAAATCATTAGCTGGGTTAGCCGGCCTTGCAGTTGGCGGACCAATGGGCGCAGCTCTAGCTGTAGGCGCTACCGAAGCCGCGCAGGGTGGAGACTTTAAAGACATCTTGGGCAGTGGTTTAAAAGGGTTCTTTGGCGGCACGGCAATCAACTCGGGCCTTGGCGCACTAAAGGGCGCCGGCATGATGAATACTGCAAGCCCCGCGGCCTTGGCTCAAGCAGGGGGTGCGGCGGGTAAAGCAGCACCTCTCAGCGGAATGGGTGGTGGTGGCGGTGGCGGGATTGCATCTTTGGGTCGAAACATTTTTGGCGGTGGACCTGCCGGCGGTGGCGGAACAGGCTTGATGGGATTAATGAGGGACAACCCATTGCTAACGTCCCTAGCGTTACAGATGTATGACGAGGACAGATATCCGGACGGTGTTAAAACCAGCACTCCCCTGCAAGAAAGACAGTTAGCCACTGGAGAAAGACTGCCTGACTATGAAGGCAGGGTGTTTACTCCTATGCGTTACGCCGCTCAAGGGGGCATGATCGAAGGACCAGGGACCGGCACCAGTGATGATATCCCCGCAACGATCTACCAAAACGGAGAGCCGGTACAAGAAGCACGGTTGTCTGACGGTGAGTTTGTTCTTCGTGAAAAGGATGTTCTGGCTGTTGGTGATGGGGACAGAGAAAAAGGCGCCGCTCGATTGTACGCGATGCAACGGAATATAGGATAGGGCCATGGCTGATCAAACACAAACCGTTCAACAGTTGCAGCTCCTTCCGGGCTATCAAGAGAAGTACCTGAAAGATCTATTGGCTAACGTATCATCGATTAGCGAAACCTCTCCCCTTGCAGATGTAGCCGCACCTGATGTCATGGAGTTTACTCCCAACCAGCTAGAGGCAATCCGCCTAGCTAAAGAAGGGATTGGCGCATACGAACCCATGATGAAGGAAGCAGAAGCTAGCTTTGATACAGCGGGAACAGCATATGACTCTGGTATTTCTGCACTAGCAGGAACTACGGGCGGCTTTGATCTAAGCGGCTATGCTGGGGATGTGGCCGAGGGTCAAGAAGGATTGCGCGGAACAACGCAGATGTTTGCGGACAGCGCCGATCAGTACATGAACCCATACGAAGACACTGTTGTTCAACAAGCGTTGGCCGACATTCAACTGGCTGGACAGGAACGTGCTGCCAAGATTGGTGGCGCAGCGGCTGGCGCAGGGGCCTTTGGCGGATCTCGCATGGGCGTAGAGAATGCTATGCTTAATCGAGACATCCTAGCACAGTCGGGCAGAACCGCTGGGCAACTACGTCAGACCGGATATGAAAGCGCACGTAAGGCGTTTGAGGATCAGATGGCGAGAGAAGGTCGGGCTGCTACGGGCATCGTGAACATGGGCAGTGATTTGGCAAACAAGGGCATGTCTGCTTTTGAAAACCAGATGAACCGCGGTCAGCAGGCCAGCCAGATCTTTGGACAACTGGGTCAGGGTATTGCCGGCTTGGGTGCTAAGGAAGCAGCCTTGGGAGACATGGCGCAGAAGTCAGCGCAGAGTGACGTTAACGCTCTGTATAACATCGGGTCGTTGGAACAACAGCAGCAACAGCGTGAGTACGATGTACAGCGGCAAGGACAGATGGAACAGGCTTACGAGCCGTACAGAAGGTTTGGCTTTATGTCTGACATCTTCCGTGGCGTTCCGTCTACTAGCAGCACTTTATCGCAAACCACTGTGCCATCACCCAGCCCACTTAACGCTGTCATGGGCAACGCGATGGGACTTGGAGCCTATCAAAACTTCTCCGGTTATTAAGGGATCAACGTTATGCAGAATGAGGTCTTTAATCGGAGGTTGTTTCAACGCAAAGATGGCGCTCGGACGCGGCTTAACCAACTGGCTAGGGCCGATCAGCCTTCGGGGATACTTGCATCTAGCCAGCCCTTAATTGATGAGGCGATGAAGTCGGTTCGCAGACCGGAAACCTCAGCCATACCTATGGATGTCGCTAAGGGTATGAGCGCGGGAAGAGCCGGCGGTATGCCCATGGCCCCCGCACCAATGCCTATGCCCATGGCGCCACCTCCTGCACCAATGCCCATGGCCCCTCCTTCACAACAGATGGCCCAAGCACCACAGCCACAGCCTAACCTTAATCCTATGCGACCTGGTGTTAAGACCATGGCTTTAGGTGGAGAGACAATCCCAGGCTTTGATAGTTTATTCCGGAGTGCTGCAACACAAGAGAGAATGGCAAAAGCAAAAGAAGAAGGGGACGCCCGTAGAGCGGCTGTTGCCCCTTTAGAAGGCGCAAGTTTAAACGTAACTCCAGAATCAAGGGTTCGTATTCAAGAACGGGCGGGAACTGTTGCAGGAACCGAAGAGAAACTTCCGGACACATCCTTGTTTACTGCTGAACAGATGGAACAATACGCAGAGATAATGGCAGACACAGAGATGGAGCCAAAAGAAAAAGTAACGGCGCTTGATGTGCTGGCAGGGGGTGATCCGGATGCTAAAGACAGGAAAGCCTCTGTTGATAACACCTTAAAGAAGAACAAACTTGGTAAGATAAACAGGAAAGCCTCGTTCCCTAAAATACTGGCGGACATTAACGATATGGTTATATCCAAGGCCGGCTTTGATATTGCCAAGAGTGCTAATCCCAGAGCGGCGGTAGCCTTTGCAGAGGGCATGTCAGGCGCAGCACAAACAGTCCTTGGTCTTGAGGCTGATAAGCAGAAGACCGCTGCGGCTAACGCTGAAGCAGAGCGCCTGTTGAGACTGAAGGCATCGTTACGTGCTTCTTCTTCTAAGACAGGATTTGAAGACGAGCCCACATATCGTGAAGCCGCGTTTCAAATGGCACAAAAGATTATAGCAGGGGAACAAGCAGATTCTCCTCAAGAAGCGTATCAAATGGCACTAGAGATATTGCGCCCGATGTATTCTGGTAGTGGTAGCGCACCTAGTGGCGGTGGCGGTGGAGGTGGGTTTGCAAGCACACCGGAAGGATTGCTAGCGCAAGCGCAAGAAGCAATAAAGGACGATCCTAGTAAAAAAGGTGCTATTATAAAAGAACTTCAAAGACGCGGTGTTTCTACCGAAGGTATTGCATAATGGCGGAGAACCCCTTTCTTAATCTTCCCACAGAAAACGTTAGCTCTAATCCGTTTCTTAATCTCCCAGATGATGAAGCGGAAGAAAAAGACAAGCCCCTTGAATCTATAATTGGTTTGGACTTTGAGGGATCTACCGGCAAAGAACTTATTGAGGGCGTGGCATCTGGTATATTAGGCGCAGCGGAAGGCATAGCTGGTCTTTATACAACCACTAGTGATTTAATTACAGGTGAAGACACCACCACTGCTTTAAACCAAAGTTTTCAAGAATTTAAAGATGACATGGGCATTGACCCAGAGGGCATGGCCGGCACAATAGGCGAGGTCGTAGGGCAGTTTGTTGTGCCTGGGCTCGGCGCCGCTGGCTTAGTGGCTAAAGGTTCCAAGGCTGTTCAAGCCGCAACCAAAGCCAAGAGAGCATTGACCGGAAAAGAAAAGCTCGTTCTCGGGGCTCAAGAAGTTGGGGCTATGGCCGGCGTAGACTTTGTGGTGTCCAATGATAACAACACAGTTATTGCTGATGTGTTTGATAGCCTGCCTCAAGATGCTTCCGACCTAATAGGTGAGACAGGAACTAACAAGGCTTTGTTGCGTTTGGCAAAACGTGCCCAGATAGGTCTTGAAGGTGCGGTGATTGGCGGTGCAGTAACCGGTGCGTTGGCTGGAATTGGAACCTCTCTTGGGCAAATAAAAAAGACAGGCACTGGCAGAGAGCTACAACAGGGTCTGTCTAACCTTGGGACAAAAATAGAGGACACCCTTGTTCAACGAATGACCGCAGAACCGGGCCAAGAACTTGGAGCGTTTAAAAACAAGCTAGTTGGTTTGGTTGCTGCATCTCGTTACGGAGGTTTTTTACCTAGAGCCATTGCTGAAAAACAACTTGGTGTAGACGCTACAGTTAGAACGGCAGTTTCGGAGGCAGAAAGAAACCTTAAAGGATTTGAGGAAGCGACCAAGCAGGCGTTTAAAAAGATGTCAAAGGAAGACGGAAAAAATGAAACCCTAACCGCAACGAATAACCTGTACGCATACCTTACTAACACTGGAGAAAAGGGGGCGGCTGCGTTAGCTGCGCTTCCAAAAGAACTGCGAAACCCTGCGAAGAAAATGGCTGAGCAAAGAAACAAGCTGGCATCAGGCATTAAAGAAACAACTTTTATAAAAGGTGGTTTTGGAGACACGCAAATACCAGGGCTTGATAAAAGTATTAAAGACGTTTTGGATGAGGGTGCAGAAACCTACCTTCGCAAGGAGTATAAAGTATTTAACGATGCTAAGTATATTCCGGATGATGAAACACTTGATGTTGCAAGAATGTATTTTAAACGAAACGATAAACTCACAGAAAAGATGTTGTCGGATATTGCTAAAAAGGACGTTACTAAGACGGTGATGACCGATGACTTTATATCCCGAAATGGCCTGACAGTCTCTGGGTTAGGTGACGATCTTAAAGTTACTGTTGGCGGAAAAGTTACTGACGAGGTGGCAAAGAAAGCAAGAGATTCATTCCTAGATCAGTACAGAATTAGAAATAGGTCAACCGCAAAACTGGGCGGTGGCCGTGTAGCTAAAGACCGCTTGGACACTGGGATGTTTATCCAGCGCAAGGACTTTGCTCCCGAGTTGAAAAGGCTTATGGGGGAAATCAAAGACCCTAAAGAGGCGTACTTAAAAACGGTTGCGGACTTAGCGCAGTTTACTGCCGTCGATGATATGTACAGCACGATTAATAAACTAGCCAAGGATCAAAACGGGATTGGCCGTTTGTTTATTTCCCCTGATAAGGTGACATCTAAAATAGCGCAAGAAGGTTTAAAAAACAAAGGGTATGTTCAACTTGGCGGCGAAGGCGGCGTTGGATCGATGCTTGGACCCGCCGTGGTTAAAGATGTAAAGCAACTAGATCAGATGATTAGCCGATCTGGTTGGGGATCCCTTGATGGGTATTACGTTCCAGAGGACATCTATAATAGTTTAACAAACAAGGTTTGGTCAGAGGCCGATTCCGCCACGCAAATTGCTCAAGGCGCCCTAAACACATACGTTCGGGGAAAGGCTCTATCTCAGTACGCCAAAACAATCCTGTCTCCAGTGACTTTGGTTAGAAACTTTACTACCAGCCACGCCTTCATGCTTGCGAACGGAAACCTTCCGTATGCCCCATTAGGTCGTGGGGCCAGTTCCTTAGATGCGTTTAGAATGGTTGCGGCAAACATCTCTAAGGGTGGGGACGATAGAGTTCTTGAGCTACTTATGGACGCTCAAAGGCGCGGTGTCATTGGCACTAATGCAGAGCTAAGAGAAATACAGGACGCCCTTCGTAAGGGTATTGATAGAGCTAGTGACGCTCCAAGCTCCTCTATGGAAGGCTTATTTGGCAAAAAAGTATCAGGGGCTGTAGCCTCTACGGGCATCGGGAAGTTGTTAGGCAAAGGAGCGTATTACGCAGAGGGTCTATACCAAGGCGGCGATGATGTAATGAAGGCGTTAAGCTACGCTGCGGAAGAAATGAAGCTAGCTAAGGCGTTAGACACAGTAGATGAAGAAACTGCAATAAAGTATCTAACCAAAAACGGAACTGATGTACCTCTTGATTTAAGCATGACCCCTAGTAAAGATGCCTACAAAGAGTTATTAAAGCACCGCGCTGCCCAGATCGTCAGAGATACACTACCAAACTATACCAAAGGTGCTTCGGAGCTAGTTAAGTTTGGGCGCCGGTTGCCTGTTGGTAACTTTATCACCTTCCCCGCAGAGATATTGCGTACTGGGTTTAACATTGTTCAGCAGGGTTTGGATGATTATTACTCAGGCATTCCAGCAATTAAAGCTAGAGGACGTAGCCGGTTAATGGGATTTAGTGCCACTACTATAGCCGCTCCTGTTGCTGCGGTAGAAGCAGCGTACCAATTCTCAGGCGTAGACCGAAAAGAAATGAAGGCGTATAAAACATCCTTTGCAACCACTTGGGAAAAGGGGGCAGTTCTAGTTCCTGTTGGCAAAACAGAAGATGGTAAAATTCAGTACATTAATTACAGTACTCTAAACCCGTATGACCTGTTAACTAGGTTTACAAACAGAGCCATGAACGAAGGTGACAAAGCTATTAAAGAGGGACAAAGTCCTGCTGACGCTGTGACCAACGTGATGTTTGGTACTATGGGAGAGTTCTTTGCTCCGTTCATGGATGAGTCTATTCTGACAGAAGCCTCGCTCGATGTGTACAATGCAGCTACTCGTAACAACGGCAGGACAAAGTCTGGGGCTCAGATATTTAACTCTCTTGATTCTAATATGACCAAGGCGTTTAAGTCTTCTATGCATGTGGCTAATGCCATGATGCCGGGGTTCTTGCCCGTAGACTTTAAAGGTGGCGCACCTGTGGCAGGACGTTTCTCCCGTGGTATTTTAGGAACAGAAGAAGGAAATATTTTAGGAATTAAGTCTGAAGATAAGTTTGGCCGTGAAAGAACCTTGGGCATTGAGCTAATCAGAGCGGGATCAGGCGTTACCACTTTAGAGTTTGATCCTAAGAAAGGATTAGAGTTTGGGGGCTACCGTTTTCAACGCGGTCAAACCGAAGCAAAACAAATGTTTAACAGGGTGGCCGATGACTATGGAACTACCGCGTCTGAGTTTGAGGCAGCGTTCATTAAGGGTAATGAAGCAAAGCTGCGAAACGACAAGAGATACTATCAGATGTTTGAGGATCTACGGGCCATGGGTTTGTCAGACAGCGAAATGCGTAGAGTATTAAAGGATAGCAATATCGGGTCTAGCGCCCGTAAGGTTATGCGTGGACAGTTTGATCCGTTTAAAGTTAGCTCTAAAAACCGCAAAGAAATGCGTAAGGCAGGAACTCAAGACGAGTTTAGGCTTGTAAGCAAAAGAATAAACGAAATTAGAAAGTTAATGCGTGGCGCTTCTCTTGCCCCCGATGATGACCCTGGTGCTAGAGATCCAGATACCACTACACAAATACCAGAAACTCCGACACCAATAGTGACCCCTTCGGCTCCTGCCAACCCATTTCTTAACTCACCTTCGGCTCCTGCCAATCCATTTCTTAACCTACCAACACTACCCACCCTGCCCCCAGGCCCTACGGTATTACCTAACCCGCAGGACCAAGAGATACAGCGCCGGCTTAATCCATAACATCGACCTTCACACCAAGGCCACCGAACAACTGGATCATATCGTTAACGTGTTCGGTTACATCCTCGATGATATCGTCATCGTCTGAACAGACAGCAAGGCGCATGGTTCTCTCTACCACTTTCAGCAGGGCTTGAACCTGCATGGGGTGCATCTGTTTAAAACCTACGGTATCAATCTTCTCTTCCATCATTCTATCTCTCCCCAGTTGTCCTTGAGTTCCTCGTCTACCTTAGACGGAACCTTGAGTATATGTGATAAGCCTGTCTCCATGATTTCGGTTATCTTAGAGGCTTGCTCTTGGCTTTCTACAGAGAAGCATAGTTCATCATGGACCGTGAGCATAGGAACTAATCCCTCGGCATAGCAATCAGCCATGGCCTTCTTGGTTTGGTCCGCAGCGGATCCTTGGATCAGCTTGTTCAGAGCCTTGTATGTAAACGCCCTCCGCAGGTACATGCCGTACTTCTCTTGTGCTTCCTTTAGAGCCAGTGGCTTGTTGTATTCAAACGTTCTAGGCTCCCACAGATCAAACCGGCACCTACGGCCCAGCAGAGTGCGTATAGAGCCCTGCTGAGAGGCGCGAGTGCTTGCAATCTCTGCTAGCCCCTTAACGAAAGGCACCTTGCTCTGGTGCGTCTGAAGCAGTGTGGTGGCCTCGGCTACGCTGATGTCTAACTGGTCGGCTAGCTTGGCCTTACCCATGCCGTACATAATTCCAAGGTTCACAGTCTTTGCAGACTTCCGATCAATGCCGGCGATGTCAGCAACCATCTGGTGCAGATCAATGTCCTTGGTTTGCCACTCATTAACAATACCATCCACCATCTGATGCCGGTGATCGTCATTCAAGCTAGCCGCAAAGTGAACCAACAACCGTGGCTCTTGGCTAGAGTAATCAAACGAACCCCACTTGCATCCATCTTCGGGGATAAACAATCCGCGGATCATCTTCTTAATGTCTTTGTCCCGTGCAGGAATTTGCTGAAGGTTGGGGTTGGACGATGAGAAACGACCCGTAACTGTACCGCCGTCATCGCTCCGGAGTTGGTGAAACTCGCAGTGGATCCTGCCTTTGTGTGAGTGACGCAGGATGGTGTCAATAAACGTGCTGTCGGCCTTATCAAACTCCCGCAGCTTAACGATCTGTTGTGCTACAGGGTGAGGGTGCATGTTTAAAAACTGCTTGGTAAAGGTAGCATTGCCGGCTTCGGTCTGTGCATACTCCAAGCCCAGTGAATCAAACACCTTCTGAACAGAGGCCGCGGCCCATGGCTCAAGGTCCACACCTGTCTCATCACGAATGGATTTCTTTAGCCCGGTAATTCGGCCCTTCAATTCTTTCCGCACTTGCTCTGCTTGATCGATGTTTACTCTAACGCCATTGGTTTTCATTTTAAGCATGAGAGGAATGAGCCCTGTTTCCAGTTCCCATATGGCCCAGAGGTCTTGCTTCTCTATCTCTATCTTCAATCGCTCCCATAGCTTGAGCGTCATTAAAGCATCCTGTTCCGCGTAGGGTCCAACGTCCATCGGAGGTAGGCGCCACATCTCGGACTTAGGATCAAAACCCCAATCACGGGCCGCTGCGCGAAGGGCCTTCTCGTCCTTACGCATGTCGATCCAATCACGGCCTAGATTATTAAGGCTGTAGGAAAACCGGTTCTCATCCACAATGGCGCCGGTAATCATGGTATCAATGATCCGACCCTTTACCTCGATGCCTTCCGCTTGCAACCAACCGGCATCATACGTGGCGTTGTGCATGATCTTGTCGATCCGCGGAGTATCCATCTGCTTTGCAAACCACCGCATGGTCATCTTGGGATCTAGGTTGTGTCCGTTCTGGTGGCGAATGGGGAAGTAGCCTTTGTAATCCCCCGCAGCTACAGCAATGCCCACGATGAAACCATCCCCTCGGGCCCAACCGGGTCCGAGAGACTTGAGGTTTGGATCGCTTGTTTCCAAATCAACTGCGATAGACTTGTATCCTGTTAGATCAGGGTACTCTGTTGGTATGTTCCAATCAGGATCTAACCGGTCAATGTCCATCCGATCAAGATAGTTGATCGTTGACTTGTCTTTTCGATCTCTTGCCATAGGCTTTCCTTGCTACTTTGGTACTCTTTGGAACGTGCTTACTACAGAACTTCCTTTGTCTGCCAACTAACGGACGCCCACAAGGCTTGCCGTTTCGACCATCAATCTTCTGACATGTCTTTGTCCCAACATATGGCTCATACTCAGTGCCGAACAAAGCATTTAGCCCAGGCTCTAGGTATGCGGCAAAACGCTTGCGGGTCATGGGCCTAGGTTCAGGAATATACTTCGCCATGGCATCTAATTCGTCCAACGTAGCAATCTTTAAAAGCTCTTTATAAACTTCAAGAACACCTTTTTCAGCCAAGTATTTCTTTTCTCGCTCGGCAAACTCTTTGGCATACTTCGTTGCTTCATTCACCCATTTCTTTGTTTCCACATCTTGAATTGTACCATCCCAAACAGGAGGCTCTTCCTCTTCCTCTATCTCTTCCTCTTCCTCTATCTCTTCCTCTATCTCTTCCTCTATCTCTACCTCCACCACCACTCCTTCTGGTGGAACATCGGGG